AGATAGGACTATGGCAGCTGGATTAGGTTTTAAGACCTTTACTACTGGCGAGGTACTTACGGCAGCTGACACTAACGGCTACCTAATGCAAGGTATTAACGTCTTTGCATCTACGGCGGCAAGAGATGCAGCTATCACCTCACCACAAGAGGGGCAATTTGCATACACAAAAGACACTAATTCGCTGTGGTATTACACAGGCTCAGCGTGGGCAGCCTCAGGTGCAACAGGTGATATTGAAGGCGTTACAGCTGGCATAGGTATTAGCGGCGGTGGCACAAGCGGCACCGTAACTGTTACTAACTCAATGGCTACAGCTATAGATGCTAAAGGCGATTTAATTGCTGGAACAGGTGCAGATACTTTTGACCGCCTAGCAGTAGGCAACAACGGCGAGACTCTCGTAGCAGATAGTTCCACGACAACAGGCTTGCGCTATCAAGGCAATTTTGCAGCGGGTAAGAATAAAATCATTAACGGAGATTTTGGTATTTGGCAGCGTGGTACTTCTTTTAGTAATCCATCAACAGGCACTTATACGGCAGACCGCTGGAGATGTTTTAATAACACAACAAGCGCAACAATTACAGTAAGCCAACAAACTTTTACACCTGGTACTGCACCAGTAGCAGGATACGAAGGTCAATACTTTTTTAGAGTAGCGCGAACAGTTACAGGTTCAGGTACATTTATTTTTAATCAGCGGATTGAGGATGTTCGTACTTTTGCAGGTCAGACAGTTACTTTTAGTTTTTGGGCTAAGGCTAACTCTGCATTTACTTTAGGTCTTAATACTTACCAATATTTTGGCAGCGGTGGTTCAGCAGATGTAACTGCTAACACAAGCAGTTTATCAATTACTACATCGTGGGCAAGATATTCAGTCACTTTTGCTATGCCATCAATTTCAGGCAAAACAGTTACCACAGGAACTTTTATTCAGACTGATTTTGATATGGGTGCAAACGGAGTAACCTTTGATGTCTGGGGCGTACAAATGGAAGCCTCAAATACCGCCACCGCTTTCCAGACTGCAACGGGAACAATTCAAGGAGAATTAGCCGCTTGCCAGCGTTACTACTACCGAACAGGTGCAGGTGCTACTTATTCAGGTTATGGAAATGGTGTTGCTAAATCAACAACTATTGCATATATTCTAATTAATTTCCCGCAAACAATGAGAACAATACCTTCAACCACAATAGATGGCACAGGCACTGTATCAAATTATGCCGTTTATGACGGCACAAATGTGACTGCGGCTACTGTTATTGTTGCTGATATAGCACAGGCAGATAATTATTCACTAGCAGTTACAGTTGCCTCTGGATTAACGCAATATAGACCTTATGTTTTGATAAACAACAACACAACGGCAGCCTTTTTAGGCTTTAGTGCGGAGTTATAATATGAAAAATAAAGAAGTATTTCAGGTCGAAAGTCTTGCTGGAGTTCGAGAGTTTATTTATTTAGAAATTGGCAATGATTGGCAAACAATGCTGAAATCTGAATATGATGAACAACAGGCACAAGCGGAACACTTCACACCAATAGTTACAGATGCAGACTAGCTACAACGGCTGGCCAGCATCTAAGGAGCAGGCTGAGATAGGCGTAAAGCCTTTTAAGGTAGAGGGCACAAGCCTTAAAATACGCTGCGCTGAAAAGGTAGCGCCCTTGCTTATTAACTTTACTAAAGAGTTTAACGAGCTAATAGAGCCAATAGAAGGCGGCACGTTTGACGATTGGGGCTACGCCTACAGAGACGTAAGAAATGTGCCAGGTAAATTAAGTAATCACGCAAGCGGCACAGCTATAGACCTAAACGCAACTAAACACCCTTTAGGCAAGGTAGGCACGTTTGAGGCCAGCAAAGTACCGATGATTAGAGCTTTAGCTAAAAAGTACGGGCTAACCTGGGGCGGGGATTGGACTAGAAAAGACGAAATGCACTTTGAGATAGCACTAAGCCCTGAAAAGGTCAGGGCGTTAATTATTAAGTTAGGATTAGAAAATGCCAACTAGCGCACAGGTAAGCGTAGGAACTACAGTTACACTTTTAGTAGCCTCAACAGGCTTTGACCAAACCGTATGGCTACATAACTCAGGCGGTGGCATTGTTTATTTAGGCGATAGTGGAGTAACAACGAGCAACGGCTACAAGCTAGATAATGGCGATAAAATGCAGCTTTTGGTAGGTGACCACGAGGGCCTTTATGGCGTTACGGCCTCAGGTACTAATACTGTGGGCGTACTTAAACAAATCAACTAAGGGCAGAATCGAGCTAATAAATGAAAGAGCAATTTAAGGCCGCGGCCTTGTCCTACCTACGTGCGGCTCTATCGTGCGTGGGTGCGCTGTACCTCAGCGGGATTTCAGACCCTAAAGTACTAGCTAATGCTTTTCTAGCTGGGCTTATTGGGCCAGTACTTAAAGCTATTGCACCTAATGAGAAGCAATTAGGCGTAGGGGCTAAGTAGGGTGTCGCAAGCTCAGGCATATGTAGCTATGGCTTTGGGGATAGCCACGCTAGGGGGCCTTATGGCTGGGCTTGTGCGCCATCTTGTTAAGTATTACCTGGCTGAGTTAAAGCCCGATAACAACGGCGGGCATAACCTAGTAGGGCGCGTTGAGCGCATAGAGATACGCGTGGATAAAATCTACGAGATGTTGCTAGAGGACAGATTATCTAAGTAGGGCGTGTCGCGTTGCCTTTTGTCGGTGGGTAGGTTCATACTTTAACTACACACGCCGGGAGGGCTACCCGGATAGGTAGCTCATCGGCCTTAACAAAGGGCGAAAGATGAACAGTTTAGATTTAATGGTAGTAGGTATGGTTTGCCTGTTTATGGGCTTATTTATCTATGCAGCTTATGAGATGGGCTATAAAGTAGGCCTGGGTGAAGGTTACCTACGTGGCCGTAACATCGCTAAGGCACTACGCGAGAGCGAGGCCGCTAAGTGAGTAACTTTCTTGAAGGATACGAGGATGTCAACGCCAGAATTATCAGAGCGCGTAGCGAATACCCCAGCCTAAGGCTAGTGGCATATATTGAGGACATAGATATAACAAAAGGTTATATTTTAGTAAAGGCTGAAGCCTATAAAAACTATGAAGATGAAAAGCCCAGCGCTGTTGATTTTGCCTATGAGGCACGTAGTGACCGAGGCGTAAATCTGCATTTCTGGGTAGAAAACGCAGTTACCTCAGCTTATGGCCGTGTGATTGGTTTACTCACACCTGGCGGTATAGCTCGTAGCACTAAACAGGATATGGAAAAGGTAGAAGCTCTTAGTACTAAAGACGTAGCACCTGTAAGTGATGATTTATGGGCTACTACGCCTGTGGCACAGACCATCGAGGCAGTTAAAAACGAGTTAGGCGGTATTTACCTACAGGCTAAGCCGGAGTGCATCCACGGCGCCCGTGTTTGGCGTGAAGGATTCTCCACCAAGACAAATAAAAAATGGGGCAATTACAGCTGTACAGAAAAGACTAAGGCTACTCAATGTGAGCCAGTTTGGTATATGCAAACCTCTACAGGATGGCAGCCTCAAGTATGAGTAGCCAAATGGAGTTAATCAACCTTAAAGCTATGACGGGTAAACTCTTTATAGATGGTGAAATGGTCGCAGAGTACAAGGTAGAGACGTGCGACAAATGCGCCAGGGTGACACAGCTAGATAAGTTTGGCTATCAAAAAAACTCATATGAAAACATTATATGGTTTTGCAAGGATTGCAGGTAATGACTACCTCTAAATCCGATTGGGATATAGACCTACGCTACGGCCAAGACGGGGAAGAATCCGTACGCCGGCTCCTCACTATGGAGACGGTAGAGGTCAAACGCGATAGGCGCTGGAAAGAGACAGGCAATATATACATAGAGACATCTTGCTACTACGTTAATCAGCGTGGATTTAAGCCCTCAGGCCTATCAGTATCTCAGGCTACGCATTGGGCTTTTGTCCTAGAGGATTTAACGGTAATAGTCTCTAAATCTGACCTCATCAACACCGTAAAAGAGTACGGTAGGAATATAAGCTGCAATATTGAGCCTAACGTCTCTTTTGGCTATCTTATAACTATTGACTCACTACTTAAATGGCAAGTAGAAAAAGCCGAGAGAAACGAGTTTATCTATGGACATTATCCGCTTTGAGTGCCGCAGCTGTAAAAAGATAACAGACCAATTAGAGCGCATAGTTAGCGATAACCTGCCGCCTAACGTAAAGGTCTTACAATGCATCAAATGTAGCAAAATGAGCGTATGCCTATTGGTTGATTATGCCGATGTATGAGTATGAGTGTATTAGCTGCTCAATACGCTACGAGGTACAGCGCTCTATACACGATGTAAACATACCTAAGTGCTGTGGCTTTGATATGCGCCGTATTTATGACCCAGTAGGTGCCATATTTAGGGGCACAGGTTGGGGCAAGGATGCTGAATAGTTATCCACAGGAGTTATCCACAGGCATCAATAACTGTGCAGACACGCCCAAGACTACGCTTAATATTGCATCTCGTTTGACATCGCTGGTACGCTGGTACCGCGCAGGCGAGCCGCTGAGGCGTAGCTCAGCCAAGCGCTATCAGCTAACGCCACACTTATGCTTACTAGTAAGCGCATTAGTAACAATGAATATAACAACAGCAACTGCATACAACCCAAACGTAGAGAGCTATAAACTCTATGCTCATATGAAGCTATTAGATGATAAGGCCTATAGGTGCCTAGTAACGCTATGGCGTTTAGAAAGTAATTGGAACCCTAAA